TAGCAAGAATAGACGAATCTTTAATTGTCGTATTCTTTTTCAATTTATCAAGCAAACTCATTCTATATCTCCATTCTTTTTAAATTTGGCAAGCTTATCTTTGGGTATTATTTGATATATCTCGTCTGGATATTTTATATCATTTTCATGCTCTTTGTCAAGCTCTTCTACAGTATTTACCTCAATTTCTTTTTTTGGTAAACCTTTATATCTGCGGTACGATTCTTGTGATGCTATTAATAAAAGAATAGCAAGTGGATCGAATACAATGATGATTGTAATAATTACAACTCTTACAGCTTTATCTATGAACGATGGATCTTCTTTATCATAAAACATTTCGGCGATATACTTGATAGGACCAATCTCTGCCGCAAGTTTATTTTCTTCTGCTAACAATGGCAACTTTTGTTCTGATAATTTTTTCAGTTCTGCCTGAGCGGCACGAATATCTCGGTCAACTCTTGGATTAATTTTTTCTGGATCAGATGCTTGTTTAAGCAAATACTCTAATCGGTCTTTAGCAATTTTCTCTTGCGTTTCAATTGTTCTTAATTGAACCGCATTTGCACCAAGTGTTACATTTGATTCTAGGTGTGCTTTTGATAGATAACCAAAAATGCCCATTGATGTGATAATCATTAATAGAATAACAGCAACACTAAAATAGTATCGCATAATTCTTGCTGTTTCATTCCAATTATTATACACCCAAGATACTGTAACAAGTTTAGCAGCTTCTAAAACTGCGCCCATGAGAATAATTGGCCAAAACGAACCTGGAAATATTTGTGCCAAACCTATTACAGAATAAAATGCTGCAATAGCAGAGAGTGCCAATGCAGTTACGAGTGGGAAGATAACCTGTATCATCCGAAAAAGTCCTCTAGAGAATTAATTCTTTTTGCTTTCCATCCAATGGTATCAAGAATAATTGATAGTGGGTCAACAAAAGATTTTTCAAATTGCATTTCATAATCAATACAATCTTCAATATTAAATTCTTTTGGTATACGACTAACAAAAGAAATTACATCAGTTTTGAAAATATTAGGTTCACGCAAATAGATAAACTTAATTTTCTCGCCTTCTTGTATCTTTGGATATATTTTTGTTAATTTCATTTCGTTAATCATATGATTATACATCAGCGCACCACGAACATGAATTGGTGTGCCTTTAGTCCATATCATTTTACTATCGCCGTAAGTTTTGAGTCCGTTGATAGATCGAGGAAATGAAATTTCTTCTACTGGTAAAGTTTTAAATTCTTCACGAAAAGATTCAATGTAATCGTGAAGTTTAGATTCAGTTTCTTGTAGAATAATATTTAGAGCCTTTTTAATTTTCTCTCTACATGCAGATGGTGTAGAAGATTTAATTGCTTCTAAACCTTGAATTTTAATTTGAGGTTCGGCATATTGAACACCTTCTGAATTATGCACATTCAGAATGTATCGTTTTTTGGCAGTCCATATTGCCTTATCAGCCAATGCCTCTCTTTTCATTTGCATTTTTTGTGAGTATGCGTGAACATAGTCAGCAAGTTCTTGATAACTCTTGTCAATGAAAGGTTGTATTTTATCCTCACAGACCTTATCCATGAAGGCGACAATTGCATTAGTTTCCGTCTTTTCTTTATACACTTTATCAACGAGTTCACCAAGACGGAGATAAATCGAATCTGTATCTGAAGCGATGACATAATCTTTTTCCGTTTTCAATAATTTGTTCATGTAATCATTAATTTTATTTTCAATCCAACGAATCGACAATTGACCTGCAAGAGTAATACCTTCAGCCTGACGAATATCAAAGAATCGAAAATATTGATTGCCCATCGCACCATAAGCAGAATTCAACCCAACTTTCTTTGCAAGTTGTAGATTTTTATACCTTGAAATTTGATGTGCGTAATCTTTTTTCTTTTCAACATTTGTTTCTTTTTCATAATTTTTTTGTGCTTCAATCATTGATTTTTTATATACAACTCGGTCATCATACATTTTTTGCATAATCGCAGGAAGAAATCCTTGAATGTCTGTGCGAAAAAATTGACCGTTTGGTGTAAGTGTTGCACCTTTTAATTTGCTTGTATCAACTTCTTTGTTCAATAACTTGTCAACAGTTACACCTTGAGCAATAATGTCTCGCATTTCTTTGGTGTAATCTTTTGGTTCGATTAAAGTCTCAGGCGAAATGTTATATTGCATAATCAAATGTGGATATAGACTGTTTAAATCAAATGATGCAACCCATTCGTGTTTACCAACTTGAGGATCTTTAACATATGCGCCTTCATATGCAGCACTTTTTTGTGCATCTTTCTTTGGCGGCACTACAATTTTTTGTGCCATCAAATGATTGTATGTGATAGTATCCCACATTCTTACTTGTGAAAATACATCATCATAATTCACTTTGTTGTCATATGCCAGAGTTAAGGCCATGTCAATTAATCGACCTTTGGCATTTAATTTTTCAACAAGTTCTACATCTCGGATATTATATTCTATGAACTTTTGAAAGTTTTGTTTGTAGAGAGAATGTAGATTATCATATTCATCATACGAAAGTTTTTCACCTACCTTCTCTACTTGTGCAATGTGATCTAGGCGATATGATTCTTGTGAATAGTTTGGTGCATATTTACGAAACAATTGAAAATAATCAAGTGTTGGTATGCCAACAAGATCATACATCTTTTGTGTTCGACCATAGAATGTTTCTTCTCTTTCAGAAATGTAATTCCAAGGAGAAAGTTTCTTTGATTCTTTGTCAGATAAAAGTTTTGTGATTCTAGTGTAAAGATAAGGTATATCAAATCCTTTGACATTCCAACCAGTAATTACATCAGGATAATTTTTCTGCCAAAAGTCTAGAAACTTTTCTGCGAGTTCTGTTTCATATTCACATTTGACATAATGAATATTTGGCATGTGTGGTTTGTAATCACCACAGCCAAAGACATAATATTTTGAATTGTTTGAGAATTTAACAGTAATTGCAGTCAGAGGTTCTGTTGCTGTCAATGGATCAGGAAAACCACTTTCAGATCCAACCTCAATATCAATGTATGCAACAGATACATCTTCTACTTTCCAATCAATATTATCTTCCGGAAAATGTTCTGAGATATATGCATATTCAAAACGATTATTGCCATAGATATCAAAGTTTTGAACATCATCATATTGTTTGAAAAAATCTCTGGCAGAACGAATATCTTCGAACTTCATCGGTTCAAGATATTCTCCTTTTAGATTTTTATATTTGGTAGGTTTCTTAGAAAGCAAAAAGAAAGTAGGCGAGTATTGAATCTTCTCTTTTACTCGCCTACCGTTATCAATGCCACGATAAAAAATATTGTTACCTACACAGATAACATTTGTATAATATCTACTCATTCATACATTCTATCATACTTTAGGAATAGATGAGGCAATTGTAATGCCACTACCAAAAACTTGATTGTATTGATTTTCTAATTCACGACTTGGCGTAGTTAGACACAACACATCACTCATTGAAATTTTAATCCCTGTATTAAACTCTTGTGCATATTCTAAAAAAGGTGCGAATCCCATCATTGGACCATCTTTAGTTGGTTGCACAATTACCTGCACGGGTTCTTTTAGAGAAATTTCTTTTTCTCCGGTACAATCGATTTGTGCAAGAAGCGTTTGATTTGTTTTAAATGTTACAAGTTTAATACTCATAGTTGCACCTCAGTTTCAGCAGGCAACACACCTATTGTAATCCACCTTTTAGGAAACAACATTTCTCTTCCTTGAAATTCTTTCATTTCATAATTTGGATCTTGTATCAATCCAATTACTTCAACATTATTATCAAAGTCACGCAGAACTAAATCATACTTTTCTGCTCGTGGCATTTTGTTTTCAATGGCAAGTTTTTTTGCTAGTTCACGCAGATTCATTTTGTTTCCTTAAAGTCATAAAAAAAGTCATTGTTGTTTCTTGCAGAGTGTTTGCTAAACTGTTCTACTGAATACAACTTTGTTGCAATTTTAAAATCTGGTATCTTAAACTCAGGAACAGTAAGTGAAGAATCGTAGAATAATGTTTTATTATTTGGTTGTGCAGCAAACTGGCCGTTATCCAATTTAATAAAATTATAACTCTTGTGTTCTGATACTGTTTCACTCCAACCTGTATCTAAGTAACCAGGATCATTTTGGCAAAAGTCAACTGTAAACATGTATTGACCGAAGTGCCATTTTCTACTCTTATCAAGAAATTTACACTTCAACAGGCGAAGATTATCTTTCTCAATAACAGTAAAATTATAACTCAAACAATCCCAAATTTGCAAGTAATCCAAAGGTAAATGTGCATCCTGCAAATATGTTTGCCTTGAAACAAATGCATGTAAAGGAAGTTTATCATACAACGCACCATAATTTGGCAGTAATGCTTCAATACGAAATGCCTGATTCTTAATGCATTTCAATGTCATCCAAATACATGGTTCAAATTCTCCATGACCTTTTTCAAAGTCATAGAGAAATTCTTTTTTGACAAAGCATTGAACTGGTGGTAAATTATGAACTAAAAAGGCCATTTTGTTTTCCTAATTCAGACTGATATGTTCTTTGTCTTAACTCGGATGAACTAAATCTGTGTGTGCGAGAATTGTAATAAGTTTTAATACCTCTTGCTTCACAAATTTCTCTGCCAGTTAAAGATTTATCTTTATATTCTTCACCACAAATGCGAATCGAAATTGGTAAAAACATTAACAAATCTTCTAAATCTTTTTCAGTTTCATAGACAATAATTTCATCTACAAATTTAACAGCAGATAATTGAACATATCTTTCAACTACTGATTGAACTGGTTTGTTTTTAAGATTTGGTCTATCAATTGTAGGGTCAGTTTGCAAGCCAACAATTAAATGATCACAAACTGTTTTACATTCCGCAAGCATTAGAATGTGACCAGCATGAAGCAAATCAAATGTTGAACAAGTAAAACCTATTGGTTTACCAATCATATTATCAGGCACAACTAACATAACAAACTCCTTTTTAACTATTTAAAACCTTTGCAACTGAGTTTATAACAGAAGCAACACGACCAATATCACGCAATTGTTCTACAGTTAATCCTTCTTTCTTTAATAAATCATAGTGAGCATTAACGCAGAAATGACATTTGCCAACAATAGATGCGGCCAAAGAATATGCTTCAAAATTTGCTTTTGAAGTTCCTCCATGTGTAGCAATAGCGTTCATTCTTAACTGTGCTGGCAGGCCTTTTAGATTGTTATCATTGGCCATTTCAACAAACGGATACCACACATTATTCATAGCCATCAAAGATGAAGCAGTTAAGGCTGCGTCACGCTCTGTGGTATTCTCCATACCTGACTGTATAAAAGAAACGAGTTTTCCGTTACCTGTTGCCATTGCTGCTGCGAGGGCGCAACCTTGAGCAACATCACTACTAAGAGTGCTGCGATTAATAACAGAGTCCAAATTGAGTTTAGTATCTTTCGCATAGTCTGGTAATGCCTCCTTTATCTGATCAACCCAGCTCATAGTGTTTCACCACCAATTGTTCGATTGCAGGCACACAGTTCGCCAGTTTGTAAAGCATCTAACACACGCAGAGTTTCTTCTGGTGAACGACCAACATTTAAATTATTTACTGTAACATGTTGAATTACATTATCTGGATCAACAATGAATGTGGCACGAAGCGCTGCACCAGCTGGTTCATAAAATACGCCAAGTTGATCAATGAGTGATTTGCCATAATCACGACTTGTATCAGCAAACTGAATATGTTTGATTTTCTTCAGATCTTCGTGTGCATTTTGCCATGCAAGTTTACAGAATTCATTATCTGTAGAACCTGTAAGTAGAACTGCATCACGATCCGCAAAGTCTTGAAAAAGTTTATCATATGCTACAATTTCTGTTGGGCATACAAATGTAAAATCTTTTGGATAGTAAACAATTACTTTCCATTTGTTTGGAAAAGATTTTTCTGTAATGTCAAAAAACTGATCAGAACCGGGGTTGACACCTGTTACAACAAATGATTCTAAAATATCGCCTACTGTTTTCAATTCAATTCTCCTTGATAGTTAAAGTTTATTAGGTGTTAGAACCTAATAATACTTATCAATAATATATCAGTATTTACACTAATTGTCTAATGATATTTTTTAATCGGCCTAATCTATTTTTTCGATGATCTATCATTTTTACTTAGATTGGTAATAATCACAGATTTATCTTTTACATTATAATCTAATTTGTCGCCAACTCGCCAATCTAATTCTTCTACTAATTTTTCAGGCAATTCTATGATGGCATCACCAAAACAATCTAATCCTAAAACTTTAGCGGTGTAAGTTTTGTCAGACATTTATAACTCCTATTTCACACTTTTGAAGAAAAGAAATACCTGATGTATCACGATAATGTGATTTAAACCAAACATTTTTAATGCCTGATTGATGTATAAGTTTTGCACAATCTAAACAAGGTGCATGAGTTATAAACATATCTGCACCGTCAGTAGAGTTTGTTGATCTTGCTACTTTTGCAATCGCATTAGTTTCGGCGTGAAGAACTTCGGGTTTAGTTTTAGAGTATCCTCCATCTTCACCTATTATTAAATCTTCACAATTATTATCCCAACCAGAAGGCATGCCATTATAACCAATGCCAATAATTGTATTATCTTTTACAATAACACAACCAACTTTTAATCGTGTAGCAGATGAAAGTTCAGCATATGTTTCTGCCGCTTTCATGTGTGCATCAACAAACTTAGGCTTCATTTGATGCCTGTTGTTTATTTTTCTTGTCTGATTTGATTGGAATAGATGAAGCAATTTGTGCTTCAATCATAGACTTTTTAAAGTCACTAGGAGTTCGACAGAGTTTACCTGCCAACATACGCTTGACGGTTTTACTTAACCGAAAGTTTTTATCACGCTTTGTCATAATATCTCCAAATAGAGCGGGACCGAAGTCCCGCTGAGTTTATGCCGCCTTCTTGCTTTCTTGCAGAAGTTGTGGTTTAAACTCTTTAAGTTCATTACCAATTTCAATCTTGCGTGGTTTCTTAGAATCAGGAATTACATTCTCTAGACCAATACGCAAGATACCATCTTTAAATTCTGCACCACGAACTTCAACAGTATCAGCAATTGTCAGTTGTTTTGTAAACGACCGAGTGCCAATACCACGATGCAGATATGTCATTTCAATTTCTTTATCTTTCTTTTCACCTTTGATGGTAAGTGTGCCATCTTGTGTAGTAATTTCAATTTCATCTTTACCAAAACCTGCAACAGCAAGTTCAACGACATAACGAATATCGTCAATCTTGATAATATTGTGTGGTGGAAAAGATGAGGTCACTTTAGAAACATCCATATCCAAAAGTTTTTCTACATCACGAAAAAAGTTTTCAAACCCCAAAGTTGTATGGGTAAGAGGACCAAATGAAATACGACTAACCATAGTTTTCTCCTTGTTAAGCGAGTTAATCAAAATATGTGACCCATTAGGCGTCACACTTTTATTTATCCAGTTTTATAAAAGCTTCTCTGTTTGCCAAGTATGTGCGCTCAGGATTTGATTCTTCATAAACCCGAATAAATTCCATTTCGTTCATACGATAAATGTCATTGTAATCTTTCGTATAAACTATTGTGCCATTGTAACGATTTTTCAATCGCAATTCTTTCGTATTCTCTTTCACAATGCTTCACCATTTTAGTCTTGTGTTTTTTTAGATCCAATGTTATATTTGGCAATTAATTGCCAATCGTCTTTTTCTTTAAATGATATAATTTTTATTTGATGTAGTGGGGCAATATTGTTTTCTAAAACTTTAGGATTTAGAATTTTTACAAGACCC